TTCGCTGATCATGTTTTCCCACCATTTTCTAGCGTCATATGGCCCAAGATCATTGACTTTCTTTTTGTATCTCATTCGCCATTCTCTCGCTTCCGAATCTTTCAGGAATTCCAAATTCGTTTGCATCGCCTGTTAACTCCAATGCTTGGTTTATCAAATGAATTGGATATTGTGCGCCTTCCCGAACTTCATCTAACAAATTATTTGCTTGTCGATAATTCATTACACACCAATTTTTTTCAATGCTTCTTGCAATCCAGCAAATCCACCAACATTTTGATCACCAACCCAGATTTGCGGCAGTTGCCGAACATGCGGATAGGCGTTCAAGAAGTTCAACTTTCGTACAGGGTCATCAAGATTCACTTCTTCGTAAGCAATGCCTTTTGACTTCAACAGATTCTTTGCTTGATCGCACAGAGTGCAACCGGACTTTGTATATACGGTGATCTTCATGTATCTTGATTTCCTTACAGGGCAGTCACGCCCTTGGTTGCATCCATAGTTTGAACAGTAAGTGTCACAGCAGCTCATGTGTTAATCCTTTCCAAGCGGAGAAACATGGTCTTGTGGATACAGACGATCAATGTCATCCTGATATTGCTTGAGCGCCATGTGTGCGCTTGCCCACCACTTACTGACAACTGCGGTTTCTTCGCATGACAACAGCAGACACTCAAGTTCCAATGCCAGTTTCTTTGCGTGTGCGGCAACTTCTGCTTCTTTCAGAAGTGCCTTATATTTCCAATTCGGGATAGATGTGTATTGGTTGATTGGATAGCCGTTTGAGCCATCGCCAATGGTGACTGTCATGTGTTTTCCTTTCTTGCTCGGATGGCGGCGGCAAGTTCTTCAGCAGTGCATCGCTCATACGCCCATTCGTTTGGGTTGTTTGCGGTCGCATCACACACCTTTGCACAGGCTTCTCTTTCAGCCTCCACAGCCTCGCGAGTTGCCAAACACGCATAACGCTTGCAAGTTGGGCCACATGAGTGAATGTCCCAGCGCATCGCTTCTTTGTGTTCGGCGTCTTTGGCAGCAGCGCCAGCGGCGTAGGCGGCTTGGAAGAAGCGTTCGAGGTTTGGGTGGTAAAGCTCATCGGACGGCAGCCCAGCCTCTCTCGCCCAGCGTATTACTTCTTCCCGTGAAGGGGTTTGATCTTTGGTCATAGTTCAATCTCGCTCAACTTCGTGGATGATGTTGCTGATTGCTCTGAAAATCCTAAGCTGCTCGTTTGAGTAGCCAAGCACGTTGTCGTTTAATGGGCCGCCTATGCAAATCAACTTTAGGCGTATCTGTCGCATAGAGTCTTCCAACTCCTCGACTCGACGCTCAGCCTTGAACAATGCTTTTGCCTGTTCTGCAATGATGATGTCGTCGGTTGTCATTTCTTCTCCGTTTTCTTCAACAGTTTGATGATGGCCTTGGTTGCCTGCTCTCCGAACGTGGCAGCCATAAATGATTTGTAAGCAGCGGCCTGAGTTCTAAACCCGCAGGTGCGAGAACGCTCGTGTCCTTTCTCAAAGTATGCGAACTTCCCGCCCCATCCATTAGCATCGTCTGGGTGCATCTCAAACACAACGCATCCAGCGTCTTTGGCGAATTCTTCTAGGGTCATTTCATTTCCTTTCCAATCTCAGCAGCAGCCCTGACGATTGCTCGTCGGGTGGCGGCATAGGGGTCGTTTCTGTTGTCTTCAAGAACGCTCAAAATGAATTTCTCTTTTTCAAAGCTGTATTGCTTTACTTCAATTGAGTCATAAGCGTTGTCAATATCAAGTCCCAACTTCACCGCTAGCCGCAGCGCATCGCCATCGTCGGTGAGGGGGTTCCATTTTTTGTTGTTGTGCCAATCAAGCACGGCATTCCCAAAAATGTCGAAACCATCGTTGTTTCGGCCTCCCCCGTTATACGGAGACTTTTCGATCTTCAGTTTTACCGCCTTAGCAGCCTTCTCCAGTAGTTCTCGGTCGTTCATGCTTGTTCTCCTTCAGCTTTGCATGTGCCTTCGGCACGGGCGATGGCGGCTCGGGCTTTCCCGCACCATATCTTGGCGTTTTTCCAGTCTTCGTCGGTTCCCCAAACAAGTACACCTTTCAGCGCCTCCAGCAGTTCAGCGTTCAGCGCGTGCAGGCGGTCAATCTCTTTTTTTAATTCATCATTTTTCATGTTGCTTTCCTTGCTTCGTGAGTGAATGTTTCGGCCCTTCGTTGCGCAGAAACTGATGCCGCAATTTCGGGGCTGTCAAACATTCCAAGACTTATCTTTTTTCTGTTATTGGTAATATATGCCTCGTATCGGCCTGATTTTTTGTTGAAAGACACTCCGCGAAAACCAGTGGAGTTGTTTGATCGCGGCCCGACGTTTTCTTGGTTCTGCTTGTTGGAGACAAGACGCAGATTCTCAATTCGATTATCAGTCCTCACACCATTTATGTGGTCTATCTGTTTTGACGGCATCTCCCCATAGGCATACAGCCATGCAAGCCTGTGCGCCTTGAACAAACGCTGACGGATCATAATTTTTATGTACCCGTGATTGTCTGGTGTTCCAGCTACATCCCAAGGTTTCACGTGAGCAGCGCGAGAAAAACGCCATCGGAACAAACCGCTTTCTGCGTGATACCAAAGCAAAGTTTTAAGTTCCTGCTGCGTCACGGCTTCGGGTTGTGTGTTCATTTCTGTTCTCCTGTGATGCCGTGGGCGGCTTCGATTGCTCGGGCAAATTCAAGCATTTCAGCGTCGCTTCGCGGCTCGTTGTACATCTCAATGATCTGCTCATCCGTCAGCGGCTTGCTTGGCTGTGCGTTCTTTTCGCGCAGCTTGGATTCTGTTGCATTGATAGCGCCGTCGATGCTGGAACTTTTTTTCCAAATTTCCACGCGATCTTCTTCCGTCAGCCCTATCCAAGGCTTGCTTGCTGGCGGGGATGTGTAGAGGGGCTTAATGTCCCATGACTCAGCGTCAATGAACCGTGGCATCGGATGGTGGCTAAAACCTTGCGCCCCAGTGATGCGGCTTGTGTATGAATACGCCACCGGTTCCTGTGCTGTCTGCTCACACTGTTGGCACTTGCTTGTGCATTGACTTCCTGTTTTGCAGGGTGGCTCGGCCACATACACAGGCTTGCCGTCATGCCATGTTTTGACTGCACGATAGTCTGGCTGCTCGATCATTTTCGTGGCGTCACGAATATGGTCTGCCAGTGCTTCGCGCAAGCATTCCATGCGCTCTTGCATCATTCCATCGTTGGATTTTGGTAGAACGGTGGTATCCCATGCGTCCAGTACACGAATAGCCGCCGATTCCACCTTCAGCGCGTCTGTTTGTTTATTCATACCAACCTCCAAATTCCACTGATTACTACTGTCCAAAACACTGTCAGGAACAGTGCCAGCAACATAAAAAACGTTTTGTTATTCATTCATCCTCCGAGTAATAAGAGAACTCAAGATCATCAGCTGCTGCTCGGCGATGCCACAATTCAGCATTTGGATCGCGTAGAACTTTGAGTGCCAATTCCACGGCTTTGCCAAGTTCCATTGGCTCTACGGAATCTTGGTCAGGATGCGGGTAAGCTGGGTTCGCTGTGAAGCTCATGTTTTCTCCATTTGTCTTAATCAAAGCGCGCTTAGATTGTGAAATGTTCTTAGAAGGCTGTCAAGAGTTTTTTTCATCAGGGTTTTTACTTAGTCAGGATTTGCCATGCTGTTGCTGCACATAACGGGACTTGTCCGTTTCCAATGGCTTTAAGTCTGTCCACCCTAGCGGCCACCCCATCAGCCATTCTGTGAATATCGGGTTGATTTTTCCACCACAATGCGTTGCCAAAGTCGGGGTTTTTCTTGTGAACTCTGCTGGATAAGCCCCTTCTTTGCTGTTGTGGCAAGTCGGAGTTGGTAGCAACAATCCAGATTCTGTCTCTTTGGTGGTTTGCTCCAACATCGGAAGCTCCCATAACAGTCCATTTCGCGTCATACCCCAGCGCGGTAAAGTCTCCAAGGACTCGTTCAAGTCCGCGAGTAATGAGCATTGGGCTGTTTTCCACGAACACGAATCGGGGTCGTATTTCGCCAACCACCCGCGCCATGTGTTTCCACATTCCTGATCGTTCTCCTTCAATTCCTGCGCCTTTTCCTGCTGCGCTAATGTCCTGGCATGGAAACCCCCCAGATACAACGTCAACAATTCCTCGCCACGGTCTGCCGTCAAAGGTTTGAACATCATCCCAAATCGGGAAAGGCGGGAGAAGTCCGTCATTTTGTCGGGCGCACAGTACGCTAGCTGGGTAGGGTTCCCATTCAACGGCGCAGACTGTTCGCCATCCAAGCAGTTTTCCCCCAAGAATCCCTCCACCAGCGCCCGCGAATAAAGCCAACTCATTTAAATTCTCCTCGGACATTAGAAAAACTCCGACGGGTTGAAAACCTCATGGGATTGCTTGGCGCTTTGGTACGTTTTCCCGTACTGCGCTTTCTTGCCAGAACCCAGCTTGGCGATGTGATCCAGCAGGCGGTACTCGTAATGAATCTTCTTTTCTGTCGGCCCAGGCTTGAGTTCTGGTTGGTCATCAAAAAGCCCCAAATACATTTCCCTTTGCGGCGGTCTGCCCTTAATGCTGGCTGACCAATCAATCTCGCTGATTTTCCGCAGGTCATCCAGCAAACCAAAAATCGCCTCGCTGTTTCGGATTGCCTCGGTCATTTGCGGCCACTGGCTGCTGTCAGTGCGAAAGTGAAACGAACACATCCACTGCCCACCGTTGGGGCTGATCGTGCCGTTCAGCGGGCATCCGTTTGCCACACAGCGGTAGCTGACGGTGGGTTCTTCTTTGGGTTTGGCGGTCTTCAGAAAGCTCATTTGTCGTATTTCCCATCAATGATTTTTTGGAAATTGGTTGAATTGACGATCCACTCTAGGTCTGGTCGCCACGTTCGCCCTTGGCTTTCAAATCCTGTTGCCAGCTTGGTATCTGAGGCTATGTAAGCAAAGAAGCTATCCCACCATTCCAAACCCTTTTCGAGGGTCTTGTAGCCCTCTCCAGAGTACGCTGAAGGCTTTGATGCCTGTACCCACCGCTGTTTAAGGTTAGCTTGTCTGCTACCTTCCCATGATCTTGGTTGGGCAAGGTGTGGAAGATGCTTTTTCCAAAGCTGCAAAATTTGCTTATGCGGACAGTCCGGGAACCCCGTTCCGGACATAAATATATTGGGTTCTGTGTCTTGTGTTATGGGTAATGGGTTATGTGTAGCATTGCTTTCGGATTGCGTTTGCAATGCGTTCGCATCTGAATCCTTATTCCATCGGGCTTTGGCGCTCGCTGATGCTTTGGCTGACTTCTCGCCAGCTTTAGCAATTTCGGCATTCGCTCGATGATGAATCCACCCGCCATCTACAATATCAAAAAACTCATGCAATACGACTGCAATGCAGTCGATGTGCGAACGCATACGAATTAGCCTTGCTATTTCGCCGTAATCTGTAGGGAAAGGTTTTTCGTGAAGGTAGTACCAATCGAGCATTCGTCGATAGGTCAAATCTTCCATTTCAGAAAGATGTTCTGTGTGACTTTTATAGTCACCAATGTTGAATTGGTAATAGTGCATAGGCACTCCAAATAAAAAACCCCTGAAAGCTGGTGGGACTAGCACCAGACCTTCAGGGGTCAGCCTGTAACGGCTTAGATGTATTTGCGTCTAGTCCACGCAACATCTAAACCGTCTGAGGTAACTTTACATCAATCTGCAATCCATAGCAAGTTTGTCAAGTACAGAGTTATCAAGTAGCCCCACCAAGGTGCATCGCCAAAAACGCAAATGCACAACCCAAGAATCGGGAACAACACTCTCATTTCTTGAACCACGCAGGCTTCAACACTTTCAACTGCCAAACCCGAGACTCAGGAATCTCTTTCCATTGGTAGATCGCTTCACGGCTGATCCGCAGCAAGTTGGCAAGCTCCTGGACGGAACCCGCTTTGTCAATAGCCTCTTGTTTTGTCATCCCGACAGTATAAGGCAGCTTTGCAAAAAAGCGACACTAGGGAAAATACTTACAAAAAAACTTGCACAGATAGACAAAGCCAGCTTATAATTTATCCATGCCAACGCGATGTTGGTCTTTTTAGGAGAAATCATGTGGCCTTTCCCTCCCCCCTCTGGTGCAATTCCTTGGACGCCTGCGCAAGAACGTGCATACCAGCGCAAACGTTTGTCCCAAACTGAAGATGCGCCGTTTTAAGGATCAATCATGTACCACCACCGAATCACCTACGTTCCCAAGAAAAAAACAAGCAAAGGCCAGCATTGGTTTGAGGCGTTTTGCACATTCTTGGTTTTTGCCATCATTGGTTGCCTTTTGGCTTGGAGGGGTTAATCATGGGATTTTTTAGACCATTCACCACGCGCCAGCTTTCTGATGCGCTCAATCTTTCAATTAAAAAATTTGATGAAGCTGATGAAGATGGCAAAGACGATCAATGTGACCCTGATGTCCCAATCTTGCTCAAGGTCGGGAAAAACCGTTACAACGTTTTGAGTTATGGCGGTGATCCAAAAGAACCGGGTCTGGTGATTGAAATCCGACCTGAAAGGGAATTCTGATGGAGCAGTATTACCAAACAGTCCAGCTTGAGGAAGAACAAAAAAAGCGGCCCGTAATGTCGCACATTCCTTTGACAGACAAAGAATTCATCTATCGCAATTCATCCCAAACCGATGTTCAGGCAACCTGGAAGCGTTTTGGATGGCAACCAACAGAGAAACAAAATGAACGTCAATCCTGATCACATCATCAATTCAATTGACCACGCTGCTCGGACGCACTATCGAGATGGTGAACAAGTTGACCGTCTGGCTTACGAAGTTGGTATGTTGCGCGGAAAAATCCGTGAATTGTGCCGACTGATGCAGGATATGAACCAAGAAATTGAACAATTGAAATTGGACGCAAAATGAAAAACATTGCCACTGCCCTTGTCAAAGCACAAAAAGCCTTTGGGCCTGCTTTAAAGACCTCTACAAACCCGCATTTCCGCAGCCGATACGCTGACCTTTCCGCTTGCGTAGAAGCGGTTATGGATGGTTTAAACAGTTCTGGCATTGCACTGATCCAACGCACCAGTGAAGACAGCACAGGCGTAACCGTAGAAACAGTGTTTGTCCATGAATCTGGAGAAATGATGGAATGTGGCAAGCTGCACGTTCCTGCCAGCAAACAAGACCCGCAAGGCTACGGTTCGGCTCTGACTTATGCCCGCCGGTACAGCCTGATGGCCGCTTGCGGTATTGCGCCGGAAGATGACGATGGAAACGCTGCTAGCCGTAAACCCACGGTTGACGAGTCAATGATGGCTGATTTGTTGTTGTCAATCAAGGAAAGCACAAACAGCGAAGAAATGCAGAAATCGTATGCTCAAGCGTATGAAGCCTGCAAAGGTGATGTGGCTTGGCAAGCTAAGGTAATTGCTGCCAAAAAAGCCCGTGTAGAACGCGCCAAACAGGAGAAAGCGGCATGAACATCACAATGGATGAGCAGCGTACTGAAGACTGGTTTTCTGCGCGTCTGGGAAAAGTAACCGCATCCCGTGTAGCTGATGTGATGGCTAGAACCAAAACTGGATACAGCACCAGCCGCGATAACTACATGGCGCAATTGATCTGCGAACGTTTGACCGGCCAGCGCCAAGAAAGTTACTCAAACGCCGCAATGGAATGGGGAACAGCGACAGAACCGCTGGCAAGGGCGGCATATGAAATCCACAAAACTGTGTTGGTGGATGAAGTTGGGTTGATTGATCATCCTTTCTTGCCAATGTGCGCTGCATCGCCCGATGGGTTAATCAACGATGATGGGATGTTGGAAATCAAATGCCCAAACACATCAACGCATTTTGATACCTTGTTAGCAAACAAAATGCCTGCCAAACATATGCCACAAGTTCAATGGCAAATGGCTTGTGCAAACCGTCTGTGGGTTGATTTTGTAAGTTTTGACCCACGCGCACCGCAGAAACTTCAGTTGTTCATTACCCGAATTGAACGTGATGACAAGTACATAAAGGAAATGGAAGCTGAAGTAAATAAGTTCTTGGAAGAACTTGAGCAGAAAATCAATCAACTTTTGGAGTTTAAAAATGGCAATTCTTAAAGAAATCACTGTGGTCATTGGTCAATACACCAATAAAGAAGGTCAAACTAAAAACCGATACCAGCGCATTGGATCAATCATTGACAGCAAAAACGGGCAATTGCTCAAGCTGGACAACATTCCTTTGAAAGAAGGCGGTTGGGATGGTTGGGCATACGTCAATGATCCTCGCCAAAAAGATATGAAGTTTGACGACAAGCCTTTGAGTGGTCGCACGTTCAATGATATGGAAGATGACGTGCCGTTCTGATATGCCAAGAGGATACCCAGGACGAATGAAGGGGACGAACGTGAGTGCACTTAGCTATGCAAAGATGATTCGTCTATTAGAGGAAGGCACAAGGTCAATGCAAGAGATTGCCGACGAACTTGGCCTTCATTACATGACTGTGTGTGAGTACCTACGGGCGCTCCATAATGAAGGAATGATCCATATAAATATGTGGGAACAAGACGCAAAAGGCCGCCATTCAATCAAGATATTTATTCTTGGTGGCGGACGAGATGCAAAGAAAATAACAAAACCACGGATAAAAGTGGCGCAAGAATATCGCGCCAGACAAGCTCTAAAGAAATTAAATCAGAAATTTGCAGGAGAAAATAATGGAATTCAATCGAGCAAGGTCAAGCGATCCGATCACCAGCTTTCAGGCAGCGGATCAAGCAAAGGAACTGGCAAATTTGCATCAAAGCAAGATTTTGGAAGTCTTGCAGCAGTTTGGGCCAATGGGTAAGGATGGGATTGCTTACATGGCAAACCTAAACGCCAATCAAGTCAGCCGGCGATTGCCAGAAATGGTGAAAAACGATATGGTGGAACCAACGGGAAAGATTGTGAAGTCAAGGTCTGGTCGTTCTGAACGCGAATGGCAGGCTATTGACAAGCACTAAAATAAGCGCAAAATAAGGTATCTCTAACCTGTCAAGGAATCAAAATGGGCAAGATGGACTCCACCAAAGGCGTGAAAAGCGTAACTGGTGCAACCCCTCCGAAGGGCGCTGTATCGTCTGATATGTCTGGTGAGCGCACTGGCCGCATGGTTGGCGGTGTGGCTATGGGCAAAGAAGACAAGACCCTTGGCGACAAACAGTTCAATACTGGCCGCACCCCCGGCATTTGCTACACGCATACCCGCGAAAGCTATCGCTGAAATGGCGAAGCCCTAAGACGTACCGGCATCTTAGGGCTTCTGATCAAACCAAAAAGGACTTGGAATGACTGATCTACATTGTAGTGATTGCAGATTCTTTGTAAATCACGAAATCATGGGTGTATGCAAGCGATACCCTGTCCACACAAACCATTCAAAAAATGACTGGTGTGGCGAACACTCTCTTGCAAAGGGACTTGCCCCCGCTTTGTCGGGGGGCTTTTTGCCTATTGTTGGCGAAACGTCCGAAAAGCTGGACATTCTTAAACCCCGCCGTGGTCGTCCACCAAAGGACAAAGAATGAACATCAAGCCTCTACGCGACAAGATCATTGTTAAGCCTGAACCCAGGTTTAAATCTGCCTTGTTTGTCTCTGATTCCAGCCCTCCAACGTGCGGTCATGTGATTGCAGCCGGGGACGAGGCTATCAGGCAAGGACTCAAGATTGGCGATAAAGTCCATTTTGGGACTGTTGCCAAAGACCAAAAAGACGAATATCTGAAGTTTGACCCGATCAAGATTGGGGATAACGATTGCCTGAAAATGTCATGGCAAGATGTTTGTTTTGTGGAAGAATAAGCCGAAAGCTGCTGCTGGTGAAAACATTTTCCATCCGCGCAGAGGAACGATCACGGTGGGAGATTCCCGTGCTGCACGTTCGACGACTGACCAGACGCAGCGAGTAGGCCCATTTATAGTCAATTTATTGAGTTTTATTCAAAACGGATAAATTGGCTAATTTAACTAGGAGTAGATATGCCCCTGAAGAAATCAACCAGCGCCAAAGCCTTTAAAGAGAACATCAAGGCTGAGGTCAAAGCAGGAAAGCCTGTAAAGCAGGCTGTGGCTATTGCGTACTCTGAGAAGCGTGAAGCCGCCAAAAAAGACGCAAAGAAAAAATGACCGACACACCAGAGAAACGTCCAGTAGGACGCCCAACACTATATGACCCCGCAATGTGTGAAAAGGTTGTGGAGTTGGGCAAACTCGGAAAAAGCATTGAGCAAATTTGCTACAACTTAAACATAAGTATTCGTACCATCTACCTTTGGAGAGATACGCACGAAGAATTTATGCAAGCCTTGGAAGATGCTAAAACTTTTGAACAAGCATGGTGGGAAGAGCAAGCCGCTGCTTACATGGTTGAGAACAAGGAAAGCGACAAGCTAAACGCATCTTTGTGGTCACGTTCAATGGCCGCTCGATTCCCTAAGAAATACCGTGAAAGCGTCAAGCAGGAAATAACAGGGGCTGATGGCGCTCCATTGTTGACTGGCATTCAAGTTAGCTTTGTAAAGACAAATGAAAGTTGAAATTGGTAACGCAACGCTCTATCTGGGCGATTGCATGGACATTCTGCCTACGCTGGATAAAGTAAATGCTGTAATTACAGACCCGCCTTATGGGATAAGCGCCAACAAACAAACGCTTGGCAAAGGAAAAAAAGAATTTGAACGTGGCGGTAATTGGGATGATTCAGTGCCAGACATAAAAACATGGTTATCAATGGCTGAACTGTGTTGTTTTTGGGGCGGGAACTATTTTTCAGACCAGTTGCCGCCAACAAACGATTGGCTAATTTGGCACAAAATGAATGATGGACGCAGTTTTAGCGAGTGCGAAATGGCGTGGACTAACTTTGGCAAACAAGTGCGTCATTTGTCGCATCATTGGTCTGGTGAAGAAAAAATGCACCCAACCATGAAGCCGTTATCGGTAATGTTGTGGACTATTGAAAAAGCAAGCAATTCTGAAACCATCCTAGACCCATTTATGGGCAGTGGAACAACAGGCGTAGCAGCAATTCAGCTTGGACGCAAATTTATCGGCATTGAGCGCGAACCCAAATATTTTGATATAGCTTGTAAACGCATTGAACAAGCCGTAGCGCAAGGTCAATTGTTTGAGCCAGAACCTGTCAAACAAGTTCAGGAAGCAATCTTCTAATGGCAACGATTAACGCTGAGTTCCCGCAGAAGCTGCAATGCTTGTTCAAGCCAGCGCGATACAAAGTTCTGTACGGCGGGCGAGGCGGGGCTAAGTCATGGGGAATCGCAAGGGCGCTACTGATCCAAGCCGCCCAGCGTCCTTTGCGTGTGCTGTGTGCCCGTGAGTTTCAGACTTCCCTCAAAGATTCCGTCCACAAACTGCTATGTGACCAAGTTGTCGCCCTTGGCCTTGAATCGTTCTATGACATTACCCAAGCCACAATTCGGGGCAAGAATGGCTCTGAATTTAACTTTGTGGGCCTTAAAAACAATGTGGCAAACGTCAAGTCCTATGAGGGTGT